GTATAGGGGTCCCCATACCCTAAATTCCCCAAAAATCACACAAAAATCACATAATTCATTTGAACACTCATTCAATTGTTTTGTGATAATTAGATTAATTTTCACAGCTAAACGGTGTAGAACACCGGTAGAAACAGGCAGCCGTCACGTAGCGCCACGTGAAAACAGGCAGAAACCAACGTGATCTGATCTAACTTGATCTGTTGTCTTGATCTGTTTCCTTGATCTGTTGTCGTGGTCTAGCAATCACATAATCTCACATAATTGTTCACAAAACTATCACATATAAGGCCCTGCATTGTGGTAATATATTTGAAGAAATAGAGGAGATTAAAGTATGAAGAACATTGAAAAGTACAGAGACAAATTATTAGATCGCGTAAATGTTTGTTCCTGGTATGATTACTTCAACCCGAATGGTGTTGATTGCGTACAAGATTGTAAATCGTGTGAGGAACGTTTCGTTGAGTGGCTCTTTGAAGATAGTGAAAAACCGGTGTTAGATGAAAAAGAAAGAAAGTATCTGTCTGAAGTGATTAGACCTTTCAGGAAGAGTGTTATCGGGGTATGTAAGTATTTTTTCGCTGAAGATAATAAGCAATATATTTGTATTAGTGTAAGGAATGATAGTGGGTTTAGTGAATATATAAACTTGCCGAATTTTAATTCTGATACAATGTATAAAGGAATGAAAGCAGAGAAATGGTACGCATTAAAGGAGTTATGTCTATGAAAAGAACAAGTGACAGAATTATTTGTGTATTCCGCTTTTCATTGTCAAGCAAGGAAGTCGCTATTACAATTACGCGTGTTGAGAAGTGTTACAAATTAACACGAGTGATTGATACAGACGTATATGAACAGTATTATGCAAGATTAGCGCAGGCGTACAACGTCATGGTTAAAATGATTGATGAATTGAGATAAAAGGAGAAATGAAGATGAAAGCTAAAATGAATTATCTATTTGTATCAAAGTACAAGGGCGAGGATGTATTTAAGTACAATTTCGAGAATGTGAATGAAGCAGAAAGCCACATTGCAGATCTGATCTATATGCATTGTTCGAAAGTAAAAAAGCTATCCAATAATGTTATTGAGGTTAAGCTTGATGCAGATTATTCAATGCTTATTATAAAGCAGAAAGAGGTACAAGAATGCTAGCAGAAGAAATTAAATATATCTCCAATTTTATTGAAGAGATTAAAAGCGAAATGCTTGCAGGTAAATATAACTATAATACAGAGTTATACCTGCAATTGTTAAGATGTGAACGCTATTTAGCGCATGAGTTGAAAGAGTTGAAAGAAAGCAAGGTAAAAAATGAATGACTACGCAAAATTATTATGAATTAGCTAACGCGATCACAAGTATGTGCATAAGTGATTACACAAAAGAAATGTGTAAATACTACCATACAGATAAATACAAAGAGAAAGAAATATATGAGTGTGAGCGCTATCTACTTGAAAGTGTAATAATGAAGTTGATGTATTCAGAGGATGAAAGAATTAATATTCTAGAGAAATTGAAAGAAAGATGTAAACAGGGAAGTTATTACAGTTACACAAGAAAGCGTTGGAATACATTCTAACGCTTTATTTAATAGAGAGGTAATATATGAAGTTTTTAGGAAGAATCAAACAATCTATTAAGGTGTTCACTGAAAAAGTTAGAAGTGCATCAAAGGCAGTAACCAAGGGAATTAAACAGGGATTGCAAAAAATCAAAGGTGCATTCAAAAAAGAAAAGCAGGCACCTGTTGAACCAACAAAACCAAAGGAACCACCACGTTTCAATTGGAAAGATATGATTGATAATTTAATAAGTAGTCTGCAATCTGAATTTGCTTTATATTACAGAAAGGCAAACGGACAGTTTGACGTTGTAATGTACAATGTTGAAAGTTTAAAGTGGCAGTCATTGGATATATTAGATCAGATGGATAGCGCTACCGAACAACAATTTAATGAAATTCAAAGCATTATTGAAGAAGTCGTGAACACAAAGCCTAGTGAGATGTCGCAGGAAGTCATAGATCAGATGTTTGCAAATATCAATGCAGTATTGAAAGGTGGAACATATATCAGTCAGACATTAGGGGAAGTAACGACAGACGGTACGCCGTTTGATGGAATGGATGAATAGCTATGGAAAAGTATAATCAAGACAAGACAATCAAATTAGCATGTGATTTTGAAACTACTGTATATGACGGGCAGGAACAGACGGAAGTGTGGTCAAGTGCTTACGTTGAAATTGGAGACATTAGCGAACATGTCTATATAGACCATTCAATTACAGATACATTCGAAAAGTTTGCAGAATGGTGTGCGAGTGGTTACAGTATTATAGGGTATTATCACAATTTGAAATTTGATGGTTATTTTTGGATTGATTATCTTCTGCGAAAAGGGTTTGTATATAATGAAGATCGTGAGCAGGAATTGAAAGAAAAAGAATTCCGGTGTGTTATCAGTGACATGGGGGAGTGGTATCGCCTGGAATTTGCCTGCAGTGGTAAGTCTGTAACACTTTTGGATAGTCTGAAATTAATACCGTATTCACTGAAAGTAGCGGGGCAGAGTTTTGGAACAAAGCATCAAAAATTAGAAATGGAATACAAGGGTAGACGTTTTGCAGGATGTTCCATTTCTGAAAAAGAGAAACGATACATTGAGAATGATGTGTTAGTTCTAAAAGAATGCCTGGAATTCATGTTTTCGCAGGGCCACGACAAACTGACAATTGCATCCTGCTGTCTTGCAGAATACAAAAAACTAACCGGCTATTATTTCTATAAAGAAAATTTTCCGGATTTGACAAAAATTGAACTGCTTCCAAATTTCGGTTCAAAAAATGCAGATGAATATATCAGACGATCATATCATGGTGGATGGTGTTATGTTGTGCCGGAAAAAACAAATAAGGTTTATAGAAACGGCGTTACGGCGGATGTGAATTCGTTGTACCCTAGTATGATGAGCAGTGAAAGCGGAAATGTATATCCGGTAGGAAAACCAACGTTCTGGTGTGGGAATTTTATCCCAGAAAAGGCAACAAGAAAGAACCATTATTACTTTGTTCGTGTCAAATGTTCATTCAGAATTAAAGATGGGTATCTTCCGTTTATACAGATCAAAGGGAATCCATTCTATAACAGTACGGAGATGCTGACAAGCAGTGAGCTAACATTCAAGGGTGTGAAGTATAAGGAAATATATGTTGAAGATAAACTATTCACAGACGAAGTAACACTGACATTAACACAGACAGATTACAAACTATTCCATGAACATTACAATGTTTATAATGAAGTTATACTAGACGGATGTTACTTTTGGAATGATATCGGGATATTCGATATGTATATTGACAAATACAGAAAGCTTAAAATCAAGGCACAGGAAGAGGGCAACAAGGCAATGAAAGCAATAAGCAAATTATTTCTCAATTCTCTTTACGGAAAAATGAGTGCTTCGGATGATTCAAGCCATCAGATACCGTTTTTAGATCGTGAAAGCGACATTGTGAAGTTCATCATTAAAAGGGAACACAACAAGAAAGCAGGATATATTGCAGTCGGCAGTGCGATCACAAGTTACGCAAGAAACTTTACAATCAGAAGCGCACAGAAAAACTATTACGGAGAAAAATCAAAGTATGGTTTTATCTATGCAGATACTGATTCTATTCACTGCGCTTTGAAGCCGTTACAGAAAAATCTGAACGGCATCAAGGTACATCCGTCAAAGTTCTGTTGTTGGAAGTTAGAATCAAATTGGGATAAGGGTATTTTCATCCGGCAGAAAACATATATCGAACACGTTACGCATGAAGATGGTGTACCTGTTGAGCAGTTGAAAAACAAAGACGGAAGTCCAAAGAAACCGTACAATAATATCAAATGTGCAGGAATGCCGCAGGCCTGCAAGAATAAATTAGATGAAATGATGGAAGCCGGAGAAATGAATATCACAGATTTCAAGCGAGGGTTGACAGTTGACGGTAAATTGATGCCTAAACGAATTCATGGCGGTATGATCCTGGTTGATACAACATACGAATTAAGATAAATAAAATGCAGATAGTAATATCTGCATTTTCATATCCGATTTAAGCGTAAATGCAAAGCGTGTGGCTACACGATTCACTAACGGCGCAATTCAATGCGTGCCATTCCGCTAGTGTCTGTTACATTAGGCGCTTAAGGATACATCCTTATTATATCTAATAGAGATTATAGTTCAATAGCTTCATAAGTGCAGACTTGCAGTTTTGATTTTTGAACCGGAAACATCCGTGCTCAAAAAAGAAGCGGATCTTTTGGATGTATGTATCGTAATGAGAAAGAAGCACGTAGTTCACATCATGATCATTCACGTCTACCGCAATCACTGTTTTAAAGGTTTCATCATACGAATCACTGACATAAATAATGCCATCTTTTGCGTATTCGACTACGGAATAATATTTTCCCTCACATTTCAGTGTAAACAGGTAGGAACCAAAACCGGACATTTTTTCAATAAATGCAGACGAATCCATTAAATAAGATCCGTTGATAATATAATCATTATAGGAATTGTCAAAAGCACGATTGAACGTTGATTCACTCAGCGCATTTGATGCACTTTCATTGAAGCCATTTTCTAAAACGAAGCCGTTACCGCGTAAAAAATGTGTATCACTTTTCAGACGTGACGATATTCCAAGCGCTGAAAAGTATGGATTGATAATTGATACAGGGTTTGAGATCATATAGACAGGAACATATCGTGATTGTTTACCATTACCACGAGCAATAGAAGCGTGAACCGACTGAAACTTTTTTACTTCATTCGGACAGTAGTGCGCCGTTTCGCTTTGAAACTCATCAAATATAATAGATGATATGTCACTGAAAAGATGTGACATTTTTTTAATCTGATCACTGTTATTCAGTGAAAGGGCATAACCGCATGATCTTGGTTCTTCGTCACTGTTTTTCTTTTTTAGAAAGAGTTCGTGATACATCCCCCTTGACTGTGATTTGTCTAGCATTTCGTAGTCGCTGAAAAACAATCGTTGGATATCTGAAAAGAACTTTTTTGATACTTCATCTAATTCATAGTTGAAGCGATAGAGTACTCCGAACTTTTCACCGCGCTTTAGAAACCTGTTCACTTCCATGCGGTTAAAATATGTTGATTTTCCGGCGCTTCTGTTGGAAGTGCATATAAAAATCTCCGGCGTGTTTCCGTTAATATCTTTCAGTGATAACAGTTTTGTACCATCATAGAATGCCATAAATATACCTCGCTTGTATGGTTTTATTATAACAAGTATAATAATAAATAGAAAGAGAGGGTATATATGAATGAAATTCTAAAGATGATTCAAGAAGAAAGGGTGTTGATCTACATACTGACAATCGTAATTATGTTGGATGTTATCACAGGCGTGATAAAAGCCGTCATTGAACACGATCTCAAAAGCTGTAAATTCAAAGAGGGAATTCTGAAAAAATTGTATGATTACATTCTTTGTTTGATTGGTGTATGTCTGGATTATGTATTGAAAGTTGATTATGTGTGTGACATGTGTATTTATGCTATGATCGCAATGGAAATGTATTCGTGCATTGAAAATCTAAGGAATTATATTCCTGTTCCGGATGGAATTCAGAAGCTGCTGCAGACATTAGACAACAGCTATGCAGGTAAAACAGTAGAAGCAGAAGAAGAAATGAAAGGAAGTGAAGAAAAATGACATTAAACGGTATTGATATTTCAAATTGGCAAAGAGGAATTGATCTATCAAAAGTACCATGCGACTTTGTAATTGCAAAAGCAACAGAGGGCATTGGATATGTTGACAAAAGCTGTGATGGATTTATTCAGCAAGCATTGAAGTTAGGAAAAAAGATTGGATTTTATCACTTTGCTAGACCGACAGCAAATAACGATCCTATTCGTGAAGCTGATTATTTCTACAATAACTGTAAAGGATATTTTGGCAAAGGTATCCCTATTCTTGATTGGGAAGCAGAAAACAAGCATAACGTAGCATGGGCAAAGAAATGGCTCGACAGAGTTTACCAACGCTCTGGTGTAAAGCCTGTAATCTATATGTCCGAAAGTGTAGTTAATGCTTACAATTGGTCAAGTGTAGCAAATGCTGATTATGGTTTATGGGTAGCAAAATACAGAGATAACAATCCCGACTATAACTACAACATGGCTAACGCAGGAACACGGCCACGTGTGAAGTGGTGGAAGTTCTACTGCATGTGGCAGTGGACTAGCTCGGGAAGATTGAACGGCTATAACGGTAATCTTGACTGCAATGTATTTTATGGAGATGGAAAAACATGGGATGCATATGTCGGCAAGTCAACAAGTACAGTAAAACCGCAGACAAAACCTGCATCAAAAACAAACGATCAGATTGCAGACGAGGTTATTGCGGGAGCTTGGGGTAATGGTGAAGATCGCAAGAACAGACTCACACAAGCAGGATATGACTACAATGTTATTCAGGGTATTGTAAACAAGAAGCTTGCACCTGCAAGAAAGTCAAATGATCAGATTGCAAATGAGGTTATTGCAGGAAAGTGGGGCAATGGTGATGATCGTAAACAGCGTTTAACAAGCGCAGGATATAACTACACTGTAATACAGGCAATTGTTAATAAATTGATGGGTGCTAATAAAGCAGTATATTACACTGTTAGAAGTGGTGATACATTAAGTGGTATTGCATCCAAGTATGGAACAACATATCAAAAGCTAGCTCAAATGAATGGCATCAGCAATCCTAACAAGATTTATGCCGGGCAGAAAATCAGAGTTAAGTAATGTCACAAGGAGTAATTTATGAGTTACATACCAAGAACAACACGACCGAACGACGGGGATCCTTATTGGACAAAAACAACATACGGTGGATATAACGAGCAGATTTTAGGGAACTCCGTAAACAGACCTTGGAGTGGGTCAGTCCTGCCTAACTGTACCGGGTACGTTCACGGTCGTTTTATGGAACTTGGAAATCAACCATATGATTATGATCCAAGTATTTTACCATGGGGAAACGCGTCAACCTATTATGGAAATTCAAGTTTAGAAAAAGGACAAGATCCAAGACTTGGCGCCTGCATGGTGTGGGGGAGAGATGCCGGTCATGTGTGCATTGTCGAAGAAATTATTGACAACGATACTGTTGTTACATCAGAGTCTGACTATGGTGACAAACAACATGGCGGTACGGTTTTCGAAACAAGAACAAGACACAGACAATGGAATTGGGGGTGGTACAGTGGATACACAAGACCCTTTCTAGGGTTTTTGTACCACCCTAATATTGCACCACCGGAACCGACTTATACATTAACTGTTAAAAACGGTCATGCGGACAGTTATGTAGGGCATCCAACAAATCGAACATCAATCTATGCAGATATTCCGGCAGGCTACCGCTTTAATAAATGGATAATCAACGGATCCGGAAGTATAGATCATGTAAATCAGCCTATAGCCGTGTTTGAATTCGGAGATGGAGACTGCACAATAGAAGCAACGTTTATAAAAATAACAAACGGTATGAGTTTTATTTATTATATGGCCCCACCATTCTACCGGAGAAACTAGCAAATTTGATTGAATAAATCATTCGTATTATAATAATGAAGAAAGAGAGGTAAAAAACATATGGCAGTGTTAACACGCGAGCAGTTCATGGAAAAACTGAACACACTAACAGATGGAAAAACGGATGACGATACATTGACTATGATCCAGGATTTCAGTGATACTTTTAAAAGTCTTGAAGAAAAGGAAGATGTAGAAGCAGTCCGTGGAGAGTATGAGGAAAAATTAAAAACTCTTGATGATACCTGGAGAAACAAGTACCGTGACGCTTTCTTTAATGGCGCAGAAGAAAAGAAAGACGAAGAAGAGGAAGAAGAGGAAGAAGAAAAAGAAGAACCTCATAAGTATGAAGATTTATTTAAAGAAGAAGGAGAATAGTATATGAAGAGAGTATCGAAAAGTGTATTAAATGCATCAACATTAGACATTTTGAATGTCATTCGAGAAAATGCCGGCTATGAATATCAGAATACAGTACCTAAAGTAACAAAGGCGACTGATATTCCGGCAGTAGGCCAAATAATCTATGGAGATCCTGCAATTGCCAACAAATTTATTAATGCGTTGGTTAATAGAATTGCAATGGTTCGTGTTCAGTCTGCAACATTCAATAACCCTTATTCAGTATTGAAGAAAGGATATATTGAGTTCGGAGAAACTATTGAAGAAATCTTTGTAGGAATTGCGAAAGTCGTAGAATATACACCGGAAAAGGGAGAAGAAAGAGAGTTCAAGCGAACACTTCCGGATGTTAGATCTGTATTCCACATTATGAATTGGCGTACAATGTATCCGGTAACTATCCAAGATGAAGATCTCAAACAGGCATTTTTATCCCTTGACGGCGTAACGGATTTGATTGCAAAGATCGTGGATCAGGTTTACACAGGTGCAGAATATGACGAATTTCTGTTATTCAAGTACCTGTTAATCAAGGGTATCTCACATGGCAAGATGAAGCCATTGTCTGTTGGTGATGGTACAAATCCTAAAGACAGCGCAAAAGCATTTAGAGGAACTTCAAACCTGTTAACATTTATGAAAGATTCCTATAATGAACAGGGGGTAGTCACAAGTACACCTAAGAACAGACAGGTAATTTTCATGGATGCTAAATTCAATGCAGAATTTGACGTTGATGTTTTGGCGAGTGCTTTCAATATGGATAAAGCAGACTTCATGGGCAGACTGTTCCTCATTGATGATTTTACAACATTCGATAACAAGCGATTTGAAGAAATTCGTAAGAATTCCACAGGTATCGAAGAAGTAACACCGGAAGAACTTGCACTATTGGCAGATGTAAAGGCTGTACTACTTGATGAGGAATGGTTCCAGGTTTACGACAACAACAACAGATTTACAGAAAAGTACGTTGCAAGTGGTCTGTATTGGAATTATTTCTATCATACATGGAAAACAGTTTCTTACAGTCCATTCGCAAATGCAGTAGTATTTGTAAAGGGTACAGCTAATATTGCACTTCCTGCAGCATTAACGGCGAAGATCATGAGCAAGGATACAAGCGAAGATGCAACAGTGCTTACATTGGATGCATCCGTTAACGGTGCATCATTACAGCCTAACACGGCGTTGTTCGTACAGACACCAGAACTTACTGCGGAAGGAATTGCGGTAAACAAATACGGCGCTTTGATTATTCCTGCAAGTGCAAAAAATCAAGAAATCACATTGAAAGCAACAGTGAATGGAACAGGTTACACTGCTAAACCTAAGTCAAGTGAAAAAGTTACGATCAATGCATCAAGTGCAGTCGGAACAACTGTAAACATGGCAAAAGACTAATCAAATTGAACGGTGTTGAACTGCACCGTTCTTTTTTATATAATGAGAAAAGAAAGAGAGGTTATTATATGTACATTCAACCATCAACAGAAATACATATTTTACAGAATATACCATTAAACAAATCCTATGAACATACGGTTTATTATAAGGATGCACAGACGCAGGCAACGGAATTTTTAAAATATGAAAAGTATATGCTGACAGATTATTCATATCAGCGTGCAAATCTTGGAACACTGCGCGTTGAACTCAAATATGAAAATCTGTATAACTGTAACTATCTGATGTTTAAAAATAACGCCTTTGAAGATAAATGGTTCTATGCATTTATTACAGGTGTAAGTTATGTATCAAATGAAGTCAGTGAAATCTATTATGAAATTGACGTCATGCAGACATGGTGCTATGATTACTCATTCTTGAAAACCTTTATAGAAAGACAGCACTCTAAAGATGATCTCATGTTTCAGAATACAGTACCGGAGGGCCTAGAACTTGGAAACGAGTACAGATTAATCAAGGGAATTTCGTATTATACAAGTGGGTCGTTAGCATGGGTTATTCTTGCATCAACTACTGTCAATGTTGGAATATCTGCCTACAGTGGGATGATTGGCGGAGTATATACAGGTTTGAACCTGTATTATCTGAGAAGTCAGGGAGACGTGCAGAAAGTCATATCAGCTTTTATTAATGCAGGGCAGGAAGATGCGATTGTTGCATTTTACCAGACGCCATACTTTGATATCTCAAAACCATTGAATCAGCCGTTTAGAGTTGATCTTGACTTTGAAATGCAGGAAAATCTAGGAAATGCATACAAGCCAAGAAATAACAAATTGTACTGTTACCCTTATACATACCTTGAATGTTACTCCACACTTGGAATCAGTGGGGAATTCAAATTCGATCAATTCGAGAACAGAGGTGCGAAAAAAGTAAAATTTGCGATTGATTCGACTATATTCCCGCAGGCGCAGATGACCGCAACGCCTTATTGGTATCGTGGTGTAAATCTTGATTATGCGAGTACTGTATGTTACAGTCTGTTCCCTACTTGCAGTTTTCCAGGTGATACATTTAAAGCATGGTGGGCGCAGAATAAGAACAGCTATATGGCATCAATGAACGCTATTGGAAACAACTATGATACTAATCAGCGTATTATATCAAACAACTACGCAATGGCGTCACTTTCTGCAAGCACAGCGTTAACAAACAGCGGAATCAGTGCAAACACGGCACTTGCAAACGCAAACGCATCAAATCAAACTGCACTTGCAATCAACGAAAATAACAGACAGTTCGGACAGATACAGAATACTGTAAACGGAATGAGTGGTATTATTGGTAACGCATTAAGCGCTAACGTTGGTGGAGTTATCAACAGTGCCGTGAACATGGGCACAAGTATGTACGGTACAGAATTAAGTGCAAACAATACCGCATCAACACTTGCAACAGATCTTGCAAATACAAATAGAAGCGTTGGTGCTTCACAGACGATCGCAAGAAATTCATACAGTACTGCAATGAAAAATGCATCAATGGCCGAGGTAAATGCAAACCTGTCTAATTTGAACACATATCAGAACGCTACCGCTATGCTTGTAGCCAAGAAACAAGATATTCAGCATACACCAAATACTGCACACGGTAACGCAATGTGTGATGGATTAAATTATTCAAGAAATACCGCCGGTTTTATGTTCAGACAGTGGGGCCTATCAGAAGAGTATGCTAAAAAGATTGACAAGTACTTTGATAAATACGGTTATGCACAGAATACTGCATATGTTCCGGAGCGTTTGAACAGAAAACACTATTCCTATTTGAAAACAGTAGGATGTAACATTGTTGGAAAAATGAACAATAATGATATACTTACGATCAAGGGAATTTATGACAACGGTATTACAACATGGGATACATTGCAGAATGTAGGGCATTATGACATTGACAACAGTGTGGAAAGGAATTAACATATGGGAAGAAGAACAAAAACAAATAACGGATTATTCATTGATTCCGCGGTAGGTAACAAGATGTCATATATGACATACTATGCGCAGCTGTTAGAAATTGCGATCTCAAGATTCAATTGGATTAACCTGCCGGATACGGTAGATGCCAGGTTTCTAGAGGTAGTTCTAAACACAAAGGGATTTGCATTATTCTTTAAGGATGAAGATATAGGATATCTTGGAATGAATACTACTATAGGCGGGCAGTTGAGCAATTACAATATTCCAATCAACAGACAGGCATTCGCATCCAACGGATACAAGGCAAATCGAACAATCAAAGACTCTGTAATTATATGGAACAATCTTATTCATACGAACGGCCAATTAAAACTATTGGAATTTTCAAAAGATCTTTACAACCTTGAATGTATTATCCGTACAAATGCAAATGCACAGAAAACACCGTTGATGATCTTGTGTGATGAACGTACAAGATTGACAATGGAAAACCTTTATCAGAAGTACCAAGGCAATGCGCCGTTTATTTTTGGAAGTAGTCGTAACAGTGATCTATCTGTTACATCCATCCAAGCAATGAACACACAAGCCCCTTATTTAGCTGATAAGTTATATCAGCTTAAAACAAACATATGGAATGAGGCATTAACATTCTTGGGGATCCCAAATGTCAGCATCACGAAAAAAGAAAGAATGTTATCGGATGAGGTAAACAGAATGCAGGGCGGTGTGTTTGCATCCCGTTATTCTGCAACAGAAGCAAGAAAACAGGCCTGCAGAGAGATCAATAAAATGTTTGGATTGAATATTGATGTTGAATTCCGGCAGGAAAATCAGACAGACAACGGCAAGGAAGAAGAAAGCGAGGATAACAAAGATGAGTAACTATACTACCCAGATAAGATATATCGTTGAGACACTTGCAGATGAAAAAGGACCAATTGAGGATATGATCGCAAGCGCTAAAACAAAAATCTTTGATGATTATTGGAGTACATACAACATTGACTATAAACCTGTTCTTGAGCAGAAAATACTGCGATCTTATTACACGCGCGAAATTGGAGTTGAAACATTCGCATTATGGAAACTGAAACTAAACACAACGCTTGCGGAAATCATGCCTAAATACAACCTGCTTTATAAAACTTATGATGCGATCATTAACAAACTGCTTTCAAATGTTGACTTGACTGAAACACGAAACGATACCGGAAACTCAACTACTTCCGGAACTTCAACAAATACATCAACAGATACTAGCAAGAATACCGGAAGTTCAACAGGTAATACGACATCTACAAATAACGGCAGTGGATCAAGTGACGCATGGCAGACGGCAAACGATACTCCACAAGGTGGATTAAACGGACTTGAAGAGAATAAATACTTAAGCAGTGCAGTACATAACAAGGGGAAGACAACACAAACAAGTTCCGCAACAACGGACAATACTTCTTCAAGTACAGCTACCACAGAAAACAAGGCAGACGGAAAAACAACGAATGCAAGCACAGCAAATACTACAAATGAATATATTAAGCATATCATTGGTAACAACGGCGGTATCAATTATATTGATGAATATAATAAACTGTTGAACGGTTACATGAATATTGATAAAATGATCATAGAAGAATTAGAACCGCTATTCATGGGGCTATTCTAGAAAGGATAAATATTATGGCAAATAAAACTGATATTTTTGATGAGAACTATATCCGACAGATAACAGACAAGTGGCTGACAAATGTTGTTATCCCTCAAGTTTATGATGATTCATTATCATATTATGAAGAAATGAATAAACTTATTGGGTGTTTAAGTGATGTAACTAACGTTATTGATGGATATCGTGAAAGACTTCTTCAAGAAGTAAACGACAGAATCAAAGCAGATGCATCATTACAATCTAACATTGATGCAGAAGCAGCCGAACGTGAAAAACAGGATAATATTATAAAAAATAAGTTAGCCGGTTCGATTAGATGGAATTGGAATATTTCCGAAGATGGTACGGATACACTGAACAGTATCTCTATAAGCAATCTAAGTAACTTAAATGAACAGTAAGAACAAAAAAAGAAAGGAATAGCAATATGACAAATAAACAGTTGAAATTACCCAATACAAAATATGCAGTAGTTAATATGAGAGACACTGACGGAGATAATACAAATTCACTCGAGCCATTAGCATGGTTTACAACCGCATACGCTGACAAAATCATAGAAGCCGTTGATTTTGGCAGTGGCGGTGGTGGAACCGGTAGTGGAGATGTTACAAGAGAACAGTTCAATAATGAGGTACAGGCTAGAAAAGATGGAGATGCAACATTAACCACAAATTTGAATAAAGAAATTCAAGATCGCGAAAATGCAGATGCTACCCTACAGGAAAACATTAATGCAGAAAAAACTGCACGTGAAAATGCTGATACTACGTTAACAACAAACCTTAATAATGAAATTAAGGCCAGAACAGACGGAGACAGCACATTAACTACAAATTTGAATAAAGAAATTCAAGATCGTAAAAATGCAGATACTACATTACAGAATAATATTGATGGCGAAGTTACCGCAAGAACCAAAGCTATCGAAAATGTTAACACTGCGATCACTAACGAAAGGGAAGCACGTATTTCCGCAGATAATTCTATAAATCAGAAGCTGACACAGGAAACAACAAGCATAAAAAGTAATCTTAACAAAAATACTTCTGATATCGCATCTCTTAATTCAACAATTGAAGAGTATTGGAAAATAATATATCCTGTAGGTTCTATCTATATTAGTACAAGCGCTACCTTTAACCCTAATACAGAATGGGGTGGAATGTGGGAACAAACGGCTAGCGGAAGATGCTTAATCGGGGCAAACGATACTTACCCGCTTGGATCAATGGGCGGCGAAAGTACACACACGCTAACCATTGAAGAACTTCCACAACATTCCCACGGAATATATGGTGCGGATTCTAGAAGCGGGAATATTGAAGTCCCACAGCCTAGATTTACATATAAAGACACAGGTCAAACAACCTCATATATAAGTGGTATTCTTGGTACTGAATTAACAGGTGGTGGGCGTGCACATAACAATATGCAACCTTATTTAGCCGTTTATATGTGGAAACGAACAAGATAAAAGCTACCTGTTACGGTAGCTTTTTTGATTAGAATGGCAGTTCGCTTTCTACAAATGTTACATCAACGGTTTTTGTTCCATTCTTTGTAACTTTTTCATCAAGCTTGATTGAAACCTTACCTTCTTTGATTTCTTTTACTGCTTCTTCATCCTGCAAGATATCTTTGAATGTATCCTTATGCCATGATGGTAGGTTGATACCCTCATGATCATTAATGATTGCAAAGACACTATCTGCATATGATGGATTCTTTGATTTGTGATAGCCTAACGCAATAATTGGAATTGTTTTACCACATAGCTCTTTTGCCTTGTGCCATGTTGTGATTCCTTTCAAATCTACATCAAATACTCTTGTACCTCTCTTATTGTACTTTTCAAATGCTGACATACTCTTTTACCTCTACTTTCTTTATGTCTTATGCCTTTCTTAAGGCACTTATATATTACCACAATGCAGGGCCTTATATGTGATAGTTTTGTGAACAATTATGTGAGATTATGTGATTGCTAGACCACGACAACAGATCAAGGAAACAGATCAAGACAACAGATCAAGTTAGATCAGATCACGTTGGTTTCTGCCTGTTTTCACGTGGCGCTACGTGACGGCTGCCTGTTTCTACCGGTGTTCTACACCGTTTAGCTGTGAAAATTAATCTAATTATCACAAAACAATTGAATGAGTGTTCAAATGAATTATGTGATTTTTGTGTGATTTTTGGGGAATTTAGGGTATGGGGACCCCTATAC